ATATCACAAACATTGCGCCCGAAGGCGAAACTATTTTATTGGTAAAGCAAAAGCCTATCCTAGCCGATGGCGCTATCCAATATCATAATGACGGTGCTATGAAGTGTGTTTGGCCTGCCTTTCTACCTGAGCAAGCTAAGATTAAGAAGGCCGATGCGTGGTATGCCAACACCGCCTGCTTTATCATTGACCGCTTTACTGACGGTAAAGTTTCTGCGTCTGCGGCTAATTGTGAGCGCGTTGCGTTCATGGTGCTAGACGACATCGGCACGAAGTCTAAAGTGCCGCCTATCCCGCCGACATGGATTATCGAAACGTCACCGGACAATTACCAATGGGGCTATACCTTTGCCCTTGATGACCAACCTTTAAAGGGAGATTTTAGTGCTGCGATTAAAGCAATTGCTGACGCTGGCTATACAGATGGCGGTGCAATTAACCCTGTTCGTAACTTTCGTGTGCCTGGCAGCGTCAACCTTAAGCCTGGTCGTGATAGCTTTGCATCGCGCCTTGTAGAGTTGCACCCTGAACGTGAGTTCAGTTTACCTCAAATATGTGTAGCGCTAGACGTTACACCTGCACCGGCTGACACCGCTACGCATACATCGATCCGCCTCAAAGATGATGGCGGTGACGACGTGCTTAGTTGGATGAGCAGTAATGGTATGATTATCACACCTAAGAACGGCGAGGGCTGGGTAGGTGTCGTGTGTCCTAATAGCATTAGCCATAGCGACGGCAACCCTGAAGCTAGATACAAACCCCTAGACCGTTCGTTCTGCTGCTACCATGAGCATTGTCAAGAGCTAGACAGCAAGACCTTCTTATCATGGGTTGCCGATAACGGTGGCCCTAAGCATACTCACGGGCTTCGTGAAGAACTACTGGCGGATGTTATGGAAACGGCCTTATCAAAAATTCAACCCTCTGAGATGTTTACGCACGATGCAGACGACATTATTGCAGAGGTAGAGCGCAAAGAGCTAGGCCGTATAGAGAAGGCCGATTGGTATAAACGCTTTGCCTATATACAAGAGGACGACGCCTACTTTGACTTGCAAGACCGTAGAGAGGTTAGCCGTTCTACCTTTAACGCCTTGTTCCGTCACATTGATTGCCGTTCTATCCACACCGCAGCGCGAGTGTTGCCTGCTGTGTCCTATGACGAGAACCGTCAGACTATGGGCGCTAAGGCCCTAGTGGGTATCACCTACGCAGCTGGCGAAACGGTGCTTGTGTCCCGTGATGGTGATATCTATGGCAATCGCTGGCGCAATGCGCGGCCTGAGAACCTAGTGGCTGGCGATATAGCCCCGTGGCTAGACCATGCTAAGACGCTTATACCTAACGAAGATGAGCTAGAGCATATATTTGACGTTATGGCCTATAAGGTGCAACACCCTGAAATTAAGATTAACCATGCTGTTTTGCATGGTGGCGATGAGGGTAGTGGTAAAGACACATTTTGGGCGCCGTTCCTATGGGCTGTCTGTGGCGATAACTTGCGTAATCGTGGCATTATGGACAATAACAGCGTGAACTCGCAATGGGGCTATCAATTAGAGAGTGAAATTTTAATCATCAATGAGCTAAAAGAGCCGGACGCGGCAGCGCGTAGGCAATTGGCTAACCAGTTGAAACCTATCATAGCCGCACCGCCTGAGATGTTGCCTATCAACCGCAAGGGCTTGCACCCTTACATGATGTTAAACCGCGTTTTCGTTCTAGCGTTCTCGAATGACCCTGTGCCTATCTCCTTAGCTAGTCAAGATCGCCGCTGGTTTTGCGTGTGGAGCCAGGCGCCACGTATGGAACCTAGCGCAGCTGCTAAATTGTGGCAATGGTATAAGGCCGGCGGCTTCAGTGCTATTGCTTCGTGGCTTATGCTTCGTGATGTTAGCAAGTTTAATCCAAGCGCCGCGCCTATGATGACAGAGTTTAAAGCGAACTTGGTTGAGCATGGTATGAGCATGGCGGAAAGTTTCCTAGTTGAGCAAATGCGTGAACGCATAGGCGAGTTTAGTAAGGGCGTTATTGGCTCACCATTTCACAGTCTATGTGATAGATTAGCCGGCTCTGCCCCGGCAGGCGTTAAGGTGCCACAGGCTGCGTTGCTACACGCGCTAAAAGAAGCCGGCTGGATTGATTGCGGGCGGTTATACTCGCGCGAATACGCTACCAAAAAGCACATATTCTGCGCCCCGGCATTGAGTGAGTTAAGCAAGTCAGAGTTAAGGCGGGCGGTAGAGGTTACAGAGCCGCCAAAGATGGTAGTGATTAAATAGAAAAAGGGCCGCGAGGCCCTTTTCTTTTATATGTCTAGAATGATCGCTATTAGGGCCGCGATCATGGCCGCAAGTGCTAACAACATATTAAGCCTTTAAGTGGTTAAGTTTAACCCATTCATAATAGTAGGTTTCAAACAGGTTTTTAGCCACGCACATTTGCAAGGTATGGCTAGTAAAGTCTTTTGGCCTGTCTTTAGTGTTGCGCTTAACCTTATAAGCGGCTTTAGGGTTTATGCCTTTGAACGCGCAGGCGTCGATGTAGCTATCAAAAATTACATGTGTATTGCTGTCAGTGTCTAGTATTTTATACACAGCTAACCCCTTTATAGATATTGTTTGTTTATTAGTTGCGCTTCATGTTGCGCGTTTTTGCACATAAGCTCAAATTTAGCCGTTGCCGCTTCTAAAGTTTTAAACATGCCGTTACTACAAAACGGGCTTTTAGTTGTCTCATGCACACCATAGCTCACGCCGTTAGCGTATGGTTTTAACAGGCGTATTAAATTAACGTGCGATCCGTCGCTAAAATTAGCATAGGCATATAACGGGCTTCTAAAAAACCTATTAGGCAAAGTTTGATAAGCCATAATTAACCCTCTGTTATTTCGATTGCGTTGATAGGCTCAAAATCGGCTACATCTACTGTATGCCAGTCTAGATCACTACAATTTACAAAAGCAAGCTCTAACGCTTCGGCCTCTGTTGAGGCCTCTACCTCGGTTTGTTCATAAATTGTTTGCCTTGATGTTACTAAAAATAAAGCCATGTTACATACTCCTTAAATAGTTGATAAATTCCGCCTTAGCTGCGCGAGTGCTATAAAAATAAAATTGCCTTGTTACTAGGTAGCCGTTATGCACCGCGCTTAATACTAGCGCGCCGTTGTGTTTGTTTTTGTTTACTGTTATATCCATGATTTAGCCCCTTGTTGCCAAATAGTTGCACCTGGCCATTGCAAGATCATACTGGCCATAGGTGCTGTCGCTTTCGCTGTGTGTTAGTTTTTCACGCATTACGGTATAAGCGCGCTGCCCTTTGAATGTATCACGCAAAATCCACGCCTTGCCGTTTTGGTAAAGAATGTCAGCCTCTTTTAACATGGTCATGCCCCTTAAAATTTAATCATGCACTCGCGCAAGGTGCGCATTTCATCGTTCCATGACTGGCCACAGCAATAATCCGCGCCATGTTTATCATTAAACATAATGCGCGAATAAATGCCGTAATCTTTCCACAATGAAAGCGGCAAGCGTAAACGCCGCGCAATGGTTTCTTTTGTGTTAGCCCGGCAGCCTTTGCCAACAAAATCCAAAATGGCTGCCTGTTGTTTGTCTGTCAAATGTTCCGCGCCGTTTTTATGTTTGGCTTCATAAATTGCATTAGATAAGTTTTGATTGCTCATGTTATACACTCCTAAATTGTTGCTAAAAAGATTAAAGATATAAGAATAATAGCGAAACAAACCGCGCCCACAATATCCCAGGCGTTTGTCTTTTCTGCTGCTGGTTTACTGTTTTTGTAGTCTTGCATGATCATGATCGTGCCTCCTATATTAGTTTGAAAAAACAATTGAGCCGCCATCGTGCCACTCCCAATAGCCTTTGTTAGCAGTAGCCCAAGCCTCTAGAACTGGATTAATGTAAGCAATGCCATCTTGCGCCCACTCATTTATATATTTCCCACTGTAAGAACCAGCGCCATCACCATGTTCCATGCTTATATAAAGGTAGCCATCACGCACAAAACTATGTGGCTTAACCTCTACATCTATAAGGTCTAATTCGCCCTCTGCGTTGCGCACAAAGTCTATGGTTTTTAGCTTAGGTAGTGAGGCTTGCAAGTCTAATAATGTATCCATTTTTATCTCCAGTTATTGAACAAGTGCTTAATTTTTAATCAAATCAGCATTTCCTGCGCTGATGCGACATTATAAACATAGAACTATGTTGAGTGTCAAACATTTCTTTACAACAAAGAGCATATTTAACGAAAATAGTTTTGTAGGTCATTTTGTAGGCAATGTAGGTCATTTTGTAGGTAATGGTTTAGAGTGCGATTGCCTACATACAAAGGCAAGCGGGGCAATGCTTTTAGCTATTTGTAGGTAATGTAGGTCATGTTTTTACTATACCTTTAAAATATATAAATTGTGTAATGTAATCCTTTGCACTGGTTAGGGTGCAATTAAAAAGGCATGACCTACAATGCCTACATTGCCTACAAATGCACAAACCTTTTTGTTCTCAGCTTTTTTCCGCCTGCATTTTGTAGGCAATGTAGGTCATGCGAACTAAATTGCCTACATTGCCTACAAACTAAAACGCCCTAGCAAAAATGTAGCGCTCATTTAGCGGTTGCCTACATTGCCTACATGACCTACACGCCCGCTAGCCTGTAAGACATTTATTTACAGCCTGTTAGCCTGCTAGCAGGATCCTGGTTTCTGTTTGCATTTTGCATGGGGGGGGTAGGGCCTTGGGGGAAGGGCCTTCGTGGACGATGGTGTCAGAAGAAATTTTTATTTTTTATTAAGATTGCCCACCTGCCCACTAGCAATCTGCCCACCTGCCCACCAGCAGAATCATGGTTATCTGTATATACAATGCATATACAAAAGCTGAGAATGTGTACACGTACACCTTGATGTGTACACTCAATCGACTTAAGGAGATCTACCATGTGGACAACACCAGCAGCTACAGAAATGCGTTTTGGCTTTGAAGTAACTATGTACGTAATGAATAAATAGTTTAGACATTTGTTTAGACATTTGTTTAAACAAATAGTATATACTTTGTATATATCAAGGGCGGTTAAGCCGACACTAGAGGATGTAGTAAGTAACGCGTTTTTCGGCTTTCTGCGTTACATGTAACAACTACCCAATCTACGCCCTTGACACCACGCATGTAAACCAATACCATGCGCTAATGACATTCCTATCGATACCTTTTACGCCACGCGAGGTAAAAGCCACCGAATCGCGTTTACAGAAAATATACGACGCAGCCAAGCTGGGTCTGAAGAATGACTCTTTGGCCCTCGCTGCGGGCATGTTGCCGTCCGAGTACCGGCAGTTGTGCCAGCTAGACCCCGTAGCGGAGATGGCGGCGCAGAAAGGTAAAGCAGACGGTGAGCTGGAGATGGCCCAGGTGCTGATTGCCTCCGCTAAAGAAGGCGACGCTAAGTCGGCGCTGGCTGTGTTGCAGCATGCACACGCATGGACAGCCAAGACTGAGATCAGTGTGGATGTGTACCAAAAGATAAGTATTACTCAGGCGTTAGCCGAGGCTCAATCACGTATCATTGAAGGCACCGTCGTAGACACCCAATAATGCAACTACCTATATATAGTTCGGACGAAGAACAACTCCTCATGTCAAGGCTGTGGGATCCGCGTGTTGCGGACGACCCTGAAGCGTTTGTGCTGTTCGCGTTCCCGTGGGGCCAAGCCAACACGCCACTGGCTAAGTTCAAGGGGCCACGTCAGTGGCAGCGCGACGTCTTAAGAACAATCGGTAAGCACATAAAGGACAACCAAGGACAGGTCGACATGACGACACTGCGCGAGGCGGTCAGTAGCGGACGGGGTATCGGGAAGTCAGCCCTCGTTAGCTGGCTCATAATGTGGATGTTGACAACCCGCATCGGCTCCAGCGTCGTGGTGTCAGCCAACAGTGAGTCGCAACTGCGGTCAGTCACCTGGGGTGAGCTGACTAAGTGGCAGGCCATGATAATAAACTCACACTGGTGGGAGATCAGTGCGACCAAGCTGGTGCCAGCGAAATGGGTGTGTGAGCTAGTCGAGCGTGACTTGAAAAAGGGTACGCGGTACTGGGCGGCAGAAGGTAAGCTGTGGTCGGAAGAGAATCCTGACAGTTACGCGGGTGTCCACAACCACGACGGGATGATGTTGATATTTGACGAGGCAAGCGGTATACCGGACACGATATGGTCAGTGGGTGCGGGCTTCTTTACAGAGAACATACTAGACCGGTATTGGTTCGCGTTTAGCAACCCGCGCCGCAACCAAGGCTACTTCTTTGAGTGCTTTAACTCTAAACGGGACTTTTGGCATGGCAGACAAATTGACGCGCGGCAGGTCGAGGACACGGATAAAGCGGTATATGAACAGATTATTGCCGAGTATGGTGAGGACAGTAGCCAGGCGCGGGTCGAGGTTTACGGTGAGTTTCCATCGTCAGGCGAAGACCAGTTTATCAGCCCGACACTCGTTGAGGACGCGTTCAAACGTGAGAGATATAAGGATACGTCTGCGCCTATCGTTATCGGGGTGGATCCAGCACGCGGGGGCGCAGACAGCACGGTCATCGTTGTCCGTCAAGGGCGGGATATCGTTGCTATTAAGCGCTATCAGGGCGAAGATACAATGACTGTCGTTGGTCGGGTGATCGAGGCAATAGAAGAATACAAACCAGTAATGACCGTCATCGACGAGGGCGGACTGGGGTACGGGATATTGGACAGGCTAACCGAGCAGCGGTACAAGGTGCGCGGTGTGAACTTCGGGTCACGGGCTAAGAACTCTATTATGTGGGGCAACAAGCGGGCCGAGATGTGGGGCGCGATGCGGGAGTGGCTACGCAGCGCCAGCATACCGGAGGATAGAAAATTAAAATCGGACTTGACAGGCCCGATGAAAAAGCCTAACAGCAGCGGGACGATATTCTTAGAAGGTAAGAAAGAGATGAAGGCCAGGGGCATGGCAAGTCCGGACGCAGCCGACGCGTTATGCGTGACATTTGCGTTCCCTGTAGCCCATCGTGAATATGTTGACAAAGCTCCCCGTAAGTCGTATGCTACTGGTAGCGGAGCATCAAGTTCATGGATGGGGAGTTAACTATGCCATTAAAAAAATCACCTAGTAAAGAGGCCTTTCGTGCTAATGTTAAGGCTGAGATAGATGCTGGTAAGAAACCAGCTCAAGCTGTGGCCATCGCCTACAGTGTAAAACGTGAATCAACTAAAAAAGGCAAAAAATGAAATTAAAACCTTTCGGTGAACGAATTGTAGTAAAGCAAAAAGAAGAAGAACTAACAACGGCCAGTGGCATTGTACTGGCCAAGCAAGCTGAGAAGAAGTTTGAAGGTGTGATTGTTGCAGCAGGGCAAGGTGCCATATTAGATAATGGCACGGTCAGAGCGATGACAGTTAAAGTAGGTGACACAATACTGTTCGGTGAGTATTCAGGACAGAAGTTTAAATACGAAGACGAAGACTATCTTCTTATGAACGAAAAAGACGTGATCGGAATATTAAATGAATGATGACATGACCACCGTTGGGGTTGTCGCAGAAGGCGCTAATAAGCCTAACGACAAAAAAGACATGCTTGCAACGATGCGAAGCCGCTTTACTATGGCGGTTTCTGCGTATTCAGAAAGCCGTGAAGACGAGCTTGACGATTTACGCTTCGAGGCAGGCTCCCCCGACAATCAGTGGCAATGGCCTGCGGACGTACTGGCTACCCGTGGCTCAGTTCAAGGTCAAACCATCAACGCACGACCATGCTTAACAATCAATAAGTTACCGCAACATGTTCATCAAGTTACTAATGAACAACGCCAAAATCGACCTTCGGTGAAGGTAATCCCTGTGGATGATAACGCTGACGTAGAGGTCGCGGAGATATTCGAGGGTGTAATTAGGCATATTGAATATATTTCAGATGCAGATGTCGCATACGACACAGCATGTGAAAACCAAGTCACCTACGGTGAAGGCTACATCCGTGTACTCACTAAATATTGCGACGACAATTCATTTGACCAAGACCTATACATTGGCCGCATCCGCAATTCCTTTAGCGTTTATATGGATCCTACAATACAAGACCCATGCGGCAGCGATGCCGAGTGGTGTTTTGTCACAGAAGACATGACAAAGGCAGAATACGAGCGTCAGTTCCCTGATGCCGCGCCAATATCGTCTATTATGCAACAAGGCGTAGGTGATTCCTCACTAAGTCAGTGGTTAACTGAAGACACAGTGCGTATTGCGGAGTATTTTTACTTTGATCATACGCCAACCAAGCTAAACCTATACCAAGGCAACATGAGTGCGGTAGAAGGCAGCCGTGAAGACAAAGAATTGAAGGCTTTAGGCTTAAAACCGCTTAAATCACGCATGGCAGACGTTAAAAAAGTCAAATGGCTCAAAACTAACGGCTTTGAAGTGCTACAAGAACAAGACTGGACAGGTAAATTTATACCTGTTATCCGTGTTGTAGGTAACGAATACGAAGTAGATGGCCGTTTATACGTGTCAGGCTTGATCCGTAACGCAAAAGACGCGCAACGTATGTACAACTATTGGGTTTCACAAGAAGCCGAGATGTTGGCACTGGCACCAAAAGCGCCATTCATAGGTTACGGCGGTCAATTTGAGGGCTACGAGACACAATGGAAGACAGCCAACACGACCAACTGGCCGTATTTAGAGGTTAACCCTGACGTAACAGACGGTGCTGGTGCGGTATTGCCATTACCGCAACGCGCTCAACCGCCTATGGCGTCTAGCGGTCTATTACAGGCTAAAGCTGGTGCATCTGACGATATTAAGTCCTCAACTGGCCAATACGACTCGAGTTTAGGTGCTACAAGTAACGAACGCTCAGGCCGTGCCATCTTAGCGCGTGAAAAACAAGGTGACACGGGTACTTACCACTACGTTGACAATTTAGCGCGGGCTATACGTCACTGTGGACGTCAATTAGTTGACATGATACCTAAAATTTACGATACAGAGCGTATTGCTCGTATTATTGGCGTAGATGGCGAAGTAAAACGGGCTAAAATTAACCCCTCACAAGCCGAGCCAGTGAAGAAAATTGTTGATGAAACAGGCATTGTAATTGAGAAAATCTACAATCCTAGCGTTGGTAAGTACGATGTGTGCGTATCGACTGGCCCAAGCTACATGACTAAACGTCAAGAGTCACTTGATGCAATGAGCCAATTGTTGCAAGGCAACCCACAACTATGGCAAGTAGCTGGCGATTTGTTTGTTAAAAACATGGACTGGCCTGGCGCACAAGAGATGGCTAAACGCTTTGCTAAGACTATTGATCCTAAACTACTAAGCGATGCCGACGAAGACCCAGCATTGCAAGCAGCACAGCAACAACTTGAAGCTATGGGCCAAGAGCTAGACCAATTGCATGGTATGTTGCAAAACGTCAGCAAGTCTATGGAAGCACAAGACATGGCTATTAAAGAACAAGAGGCTAACATTAAAGCATACGACGCTGAAACTAAACGTATTAGCGCTGTGCAGGCAAGCATGTCACCTGAACAAATCCAAGACATAGTCATGGGTACAGTTCACGGCATGATGGACAGCGGTGACTTAATTGGCGAGATGCCAGGCAGAGAAATGCCAAACGAAACAATGGAACAGCCTGAAGGCATGATGCCTGAAGAACAAATGCAACCCGAACAACCAATGATGCCGCCTGAAGGAATACAACAATGAAAGCCTGTGACTTTGTAGGAATACTATTCTTAGCTAGGGATGTAGCGCACTCTGTACATCTAAATACTAGAAGCTACTCTAAGCATAAAGCACTACGTGGCTTTTATGACAATGTTATTGACCTGGCAGACAACTTTGCTGAAGCCTACCAAGGCCGTCACGGTTTGATGGGGCCAATAACGCTTCAGTCAGCTAAAAAGACTACAAACATTATAGACTTCTTACAGAATCAATTAGAAGAAATAGAAGCTGATCGCTACAAAATATGCGACGAAACAGATTCTCCCATACAGAACATAATTGACGAAATTATAGGCTTATACCTATCAACCTTGTATAAATTGAGGTTCTTAGCATGAACGTCTATACCTCACAAACTCAATTTGGCAAAACTGAAGATTTTGCTTTACAAGTGGCTAGAGGACAAATCCCTGGTCATTCAGCCATATCAATATTTGGATATAATCCTGACGTAGATACAACTGAAGAATCAATTTGGCCTGATGGCGGCACAGTGCCTCACCCAACCTTGGCTTCCGTGCTTAAAATAAGCTCGTCTAGTGCGGACGATACTTCAGCAGGTACTGGCGCAAGAACTGTCACTATAGTGGGACTTGATGGAAGCTATAATCAAGTTAGCGAAAGCATAACTTTAAATGGACAAACAGCAGTTAACACAACGAACAGTTATCTTTATGTAAATGGATTTTATGTAGCTTCAACTGGATCAGGCGGTGCAAACGCAGGTAATATTAATGCAGGCACAGGCGTAGTAACTGCGGGCGTCCCTGCTGTATTATATGACATTATCGCAACAGGGTATAATAACCGCACTACCGCACATTATTGCGTTCCAGCGGGTTACACAGGCTACTTAACTACAGGTGTTATTACTACAGGGCAAGCCTCAGGGTCAACTTCTGTAACGGCGTTTTTAAAACAACACGGCCAAGATGGAATTGTTCGTGTGGGTGCGGTATCTACGCTTAACAACGGGTCAGTGCAGTATGATTTTTCATACCCGTATATAATTTCAGAAAAAAACTGTGTAGGCGCCTCTGCAATAGGTTCTGCGGCAAATAACTCTGCAAGTGCATTTTTTAATATTGTTTTAATTAAAAATTATCAGGATTAATCATGGCAAACTATAAATATTTAGCAGCAACAGACCAAACTAAAGTAGGCGCCGGCAAACTATACGGCATTTTTGTATCAACAACATCAAGTGGTACAATTACTGTATACGATAGCGCTACATCAAGCACTAGCGACGGTAAGATTGCAAATACCATTACAGTAGCTGCGGGTACACAGTATCTTAGCTTTCCGTCAGGCATTTGGTTTAGCAACGGCCTTTATATCGTACTTGCTAACACCGCAACCTTTACAGTTGTTTACGAATAGAATATATTAAAAATGTACTGGTGCATTTCACCAGGGTTTCTAAGGAAACAAAATGAGCGAAAACCAAGAAGTAGAAGTATTAGCGGAAGTACCCGCGCCAGTAGAAGAAGTTACGACAGCTCCTGAAACTGTAGCAAATGAAGTAGAAGTGTCGGAAGAAAAGCCAGCAGAAGCAAGCAAGACATTCTCGCAAGAGGAACTTGATGCTGCGATTGGCAAACGCTTGGCAAGAGAACAACGTAAATGGGAAAGAGAACGTGCTGCACAGGCTTCAACCCCTGCGACGCCTAGAGACCTTCCTGCGCCTGAGCAATTTGATACAGTAGAAGCATACGCCGAAGCATTGGCAGTGCAGAAAGCTGAACAACTGCTTGAGCAAAGAGATCGTCAAAAGCAACAGCGTGAAATCATTGAGTCTTACCACGATAGAGAAGAAGAAGCGAGAGCTAAGTATGATGACTTCGAGCAAGTTGCATACAACCCCAGCGTTCCGATTACTGACGTGATGGCCCAATCCATACAGTCATCTGATGTTGGCCCCGAACTGGCTTATTACCTAGGGACTAATATTAAAGAAGCTGATCGGATTGCTCAGTTACCGCCAATCTTACAAGCTAAAGAAATTGGTCGGCTTGAAGCAAAAATCGCTAACGAGCCGGTAATTAAGAAAACAACTAGCGCCCCTGCGCCTATATCGCCTGTGACAGCTCGCGGAGGTAACTCTGCCAACTACGATACAACTGACCCACGCTCAATTAAAACAATGAGTACGTCAGAATGGATTGCAGCGGAAAGAGCTAGACAGGTTAAGAAGGCGGAGAGCAACGACAAATATCGCTAATTTTATTATTAAGGAAACATTATGTCTAATTCATTATTAACCATTGACATGATTACTAGAAAGAGTTTAGAAATTCTAGAGAATAATCTTGTTCTAACCCGTAACGTAAATCGTGCCTACGATGACAGCTTTGCTGTTGAAGGCGCTAAAATTGGTTCTACATTGCGTATCCGTTTACCAGATCGTGCATTGGTAACTGACGGTGCAGCCTTGCAAGTGCAAGACGACAACGAGCAATACACAACCTTGGCTGTATCTAGCCAAAAACACATTGGTGTTAACTTCACCTCTGCTGAATTAACTATGCAATTAGATGACTTTGCGGAACGTGTACTTAAACCACGCGTATCTCAATTAGCGTCTACGATTGACGCTGATGTAGCTAATGCTTACAAAGGTATCTATGCTTCAGTTGGTACACCAGGCACTACTCCATCAACTTCATTAGTATTGTTACAAGCTCAACAAAAATTGAACGAGTATGCAACACCTATGAATGAGCGTTTTGCTACAGTTAACCCTGCTGCTAATGCTGGCTTAGTTGAAGGCATGAAAGGCTTTTTCAATCCTACTAACACTATCTCTCGTCAATTTACTACTGGCATGATGGGTACTGGCGTTTTAGGCTATGACGAAGTTAATATGTCACAATCAATCCTTAATCACACTACAGGCTCGCGCGTTGTAGCTGATTCAGCAGCGATTAAAACAACGATTGCTACACAAGGCGCAACTAAATTAACCATTAAATCGGTTACTAATGCTAAAACTTTAGTCCCAGGCGATGTGTTTACAGTTGCTGGCGTATATGCGGTTAATCCTCAAACACGTCAATCTACAGGTTCATTACAGCAATTCGTTGTAACTGCGTTAAACACTTCAGCAGGTACTGAGTTCGTTGATGTTGAAGTTCAACCACCAATGTACACTGCGGCTAATGCACTTGCTACTATTGATGCTTTCCCTCAAGCAGACGCATTAATCACTTATGTTGGTGCAGCTTCAACTGGCTATGCTCAAAACTTAGTGTATAACAAAAATGCCATTACTTTTGCAACGGCTGACTTGTTATTACCTCAAGGTGTTGATATGGCTTCACGTCAAGTTCATAACGGTATTTCATTACGTATCGTGCGTCAGTACGATATTAACAATGACCGTTTACCTTGCCGTATTGATGTATTGTACGGTTACTCAACAATCCGCCCACAAATGGCTGCCCGTATTTGGGGCTAACTAATGGGGCTTCGGCCCCTAGTTTAATTTTTTAGGAGATTTAAGATGACTTATCAAGTTGGTGATGGTAATACTGGTGAAACCATGAACGTAGGCCGTACAGGTGTACCTGTTCAAATTGGTGGCGCTACCACTGCAACCGTTGGCTTTTATGGTGTTACACCAGCAGCACAACAAGCAACTGTAGCCGCTGGCACTGATGCTGCAACAACCCTAACTTGTGCTAATGCTTGCCGTACAGCATTACGCGCAGTAGGTATAATGGCGTAAAAAATGTCGGTACTCATTGCAACACCTTGCTATGACGGTCAGGTTTGTAGTGAGTACCTTCATTCGCTTTTAAAAGCTACTATTACAGTAGACTTTGAGTTGGCGCTTATTACGGGGGTACATTTTATTGATACCGCGCGTGATATTGCCGCAGCTAAATTGCTTGATTCTAAGCACGAATATTTAATGTTTATTGATTCAGATTTAGGCTGGAATGGTGACGCGATTAATCAATTAATCTCGCACAATAAAGATATAGTAGGCGGCGCTTATCGCATTAAGCACGATACTGAACTTTATCCAGTTGATTATAGAGCCAATGAAACGCAAGACGGGTTGCTACGTGCTAATAGCCTTCCAGGTGGTTTTTTGTGTATCCATAGACGCGTTATTGAACGCATGGCAAGCGCATACCCTAGTTATCAGTTTGTAGTAAAGGATGCGTTTAAACGTATTCCAGCATTATTTAGTAGAGCTTTGTTAGATGACCGCATGGTGTCAGAAGATATAATGTTTTGCAAACGGGCTTCAGCCGCAGGGTTTGACCTTTGGTTAGACCCTACAATAACTTTTGGACATATAGGCAGTAAAGCCTTTATTGGTAATTTTGCCACCTATTTGGAAGGACAGCAATAATGGTTATCTATTTAAAACACCCTGTACACGGTACTAAGGTAGCGATTGCAGAAAGTGAAGCAGAAGCGGATGCACAAAACGGATGGATAGAGTATAATCCTGATACGCCAGCTAAAAAAGAAGCTGAAGCGGCTCCCGTCAATACGCTGGATGTCAAACGACGTAGAAAAGAATAAGGAGCCGTATTATGGCCACTACCGCAGGCGATCAAATTAATGGTGCGTTACGCTTACTAGGCATACTAGCCGAAGGCGAGACGCCATCTGCCGCAACCTCACAAGACGCTCTATCCGCGCTAAATCAAATGATTGATAGCTGGAATACTGAGCGTTTGTCCGTATTTGCTACCCAAGATCAAATTGTGACTTGGATACCTAACACTAAAACACATACTTTAGGGCCGTCAGGCGACACTGTAGGCAACCGTCCTATCTTAGTAGACGACGCGACATATTTCCGTGACCCTTCAAGCGGTATATCGTTTGGCATTAAACTAATTAATCAACAACAATATGATGGTATTGCTGTTAAGACCGTGACATCTACTTATCCACAGGTCATGTGGGTAAACATGGATTACCCTAACATTACTATGACAGTGTACCCAGTGCCAACCAAAGTGTTGGAGTTCCACATTGTATCTGTTCAAGAGTTAACTGCACCTGCTACCTTGGCTACAAACCTTGCGTTCCCTCCAGGCTATCTACGTGCGTTTAAATACAACCTAGCCTGTGAGATAGCACCTGAGTTTGGTGTAGAGCCGTCACCTACTGTGTCACGCATTGCAATGACGTCTAAACGTGACTTGAAACGTATTAATAATCCTGACGACATTATGTCCATGCCTTATAGCATTGTGGCTACGCGTCAACGCTTTAATATCTTTGCGGGTAACTATTAATGAAAACGCCTATCCTTGGACAATCTTATGTAGCTCGTTCAATTAACGCTGCGGACAACCGCATGGTTAACTTGTTTCCTGAGCAAACACCTGAGAATGGTCTTGAGATAGGCTACCTTAATCGCGCACCGGGCTTAACCAAGCTAGTCACCATAGGCACAGGCCCTATCCGTGGCCTATGGGCGCACCAAACCAATGGCACCGATGCGTATTGCGTATCAGGCACAGGTTTTTACCGCATCAATACCGACTACACTTACGAGTACATTGGTGAAGTAGCAGGCACTGGCCCAGTCACGTTTGCCGATAACGGCATACAAATCTTTATTGCAGCCAACCCTAAAGGTTACATCTACAATGAAGTGACAGACGTATTTGCTGAAATTACAGACCCTGACTTTACTGGCGCAGGCACTGTCACCTACCTTGACGGGTATTTCGTGTATAACGAGCCTGATAGCCAAAAGATATGGATTACACAGCTATTAGACGGTACATCCGTCGATCCGCTAGATTTTGCTAGTGCTGAGGGTTCACCTGACGGCGTTGTAGCCGTTAACTCTATTCACCGTGAGTTATGGGTATTCGGTACGGACACGACAGAGGTTTGGTATGACTCCGGTGCTACCGACTTCCCGTTGATACCAATTCAAGGTGCGTTTAGTGAGACTGGCTGTATCGCACCTTATTCTGTAGCAAAGCTAGATAACTCATTGTTTTGGTTAGGTAACGACCCACGGGGCTTCGGTGTTATTTACAGGTCTAACGGCTACGCTGCACAGCGCGTGTCAACACACGCTATCGAATACGCTGTGCAAGGCTACACCGACATATCTGATGCTGTGGCTTACACATACCAACAAGAAGGTCATGCGTTCTACGTCATATCGTTCCCTACTGGCAATGCCACATGGGTTTACGATGTAGCCACAGGCGCGTGGCATGAACGTGCTTACTTGACTAACGGTGAGTTCACACGTCATCGTTCAAATTGTCAGTGCAACTTCCAATCTACAACGCTTGTAGGCGACTATCAAAACGGCAACATCTACAAGTTTGATTTAGACGTCTATGCCGATAACGGCGCAACGCAGAAGTGGTTACGCTCATGGAGAGCGCTACCTAGCGGTCAGAATAACTTAAAGCGTACAGCGCAACACAGTCTGCAACTAGAGTCTGAGTCAGGCGTAGGTCTTGTTGTTGGTCAAGGTAACGACCCCCAGGCCATGCTACGATGGTCTGACGATGGCGGCCACACTTGGTCTAATGAACATTGGAAATCTATGGGTGCGATAGGTCAATATGGCTATCGTACTATTTGGCGTCGTCTTGGCATGACACAAAAGCTTCGTGACCGCGTGTACGAGGTGTCAGGCACTGACCCAGTTAAAATAGCCATTATGGGCGCTGAGTTACTTATCAGCGGAACTAATGCTTAACTTTACCCGCATCCCAGCTCCACGCGTTATGCTTGTCGATCCACAGACAGGCGTTGTGTCGAATGAATGGTTTAGGTTTTTTAACAACTTATACTCAATAATTTATGCCGCCACAGGCAATGTTACGCCAGGTACTTACGGTTCTGCAACGGTTGTACCACAAATTACTGTAGACGCGTTTGGGGCTATCACCGCAATAACTGACGTAACCATAGCGCTTGATGCCAGTCAGATTGTCAGCGGTACCATAGCGTCAGCGCGTATATCAGGATCATATACAGGCATTACAGGCGTCGGTACATTGACTATAGGTACATGGAACGCAACTGCAATTACTACACTTTACGGTGGCACAGGTTTATCAAGCTACACGGCTGGCGATACTCTTTATTATGCGTCAGGCACTGCGTTAAGCAATCTAGCCATTGGTGCAAGCACCTATATAAATACATCTAGCGGTACAGCTCCACAATGGACTGACCCATCTACAATAACAATAGGCAAAGCCACTAACATTGTAGGCGGTGCGGCTAATCGTATAGCCTATCAGACTGCGACGGACACGACAGGTTTTATCGTAGCGCCTACGGTATCTAATACTTACTTAGAATGGTCAGGCACTGCGTTCCAATGGACAGCTAACCCTCTAGGCACTGTCACAAGCGTCGCGGCCTTAACGCTAGGCACGACAGGCACTGATTTAAGTTCTACCGTAGCAAACCCTACTACAACGCCAGTCATTACATTGAACGTGCCTACAGCATCTGCCGCTAACCGTGGTGCGTTAAGTGCTGCGGACTGGACGACATTTAACAGTAAAGCGCCAGGCGTTACGTTTACAACAAACTACATACCTTATGGTCAAGGCACTACAACATTAAATCAATCTGCAAATTTAACTTTTGACGGAACTAATTTAAGCGTAGCAGGCGCTGTCAATAAAGTAACTATTACTTCTCCAGCTACAGGATCTACGCTAACAATTGCGAACGGCAAAACACTTACTGCAAATAATACGTTGACATTAGCTGGCACTGACAGCACAACAATGACGTTTCCTACTACGTCAGCTACGATTGCTAGAACAGACGCAGCGCAAACATTTACTGGTATTCAAACTTTTGGTACTACGGCATCTACAGGTAATTATATTAGCGTATTAGGAAGCGATGCCGATAATACTTACCTAGTTTTTAGTGGAGCGCGTAAATACCCTAGACTAGATTTAACAGATACGGTAGCTGGGGGTTCAACATTTCAAATTTGGAACCTAGGGAATCAGTTAAGATTTGGTACAAATACAGGTTCAGCAGGGACAGCATCATTTTATATTAATTCAGGAAATGCTGGCACCGCAGTATTTAACGGGGCTTTAACCGCAGCGTCTTTTATACCTTCAAGCTCTACAGTGCCTACTAATGGCTTGTATTTACCCGCGGCTAATACTTTAGGTTGGGCTACGGCTAGTACAGCTCGTATGCAGATAGGGGCTACTGGCGGTGTATCAATAGGTAATACCACAGACCCAGGTGCTACTAATTTAAGTGTGACAGGTACAGGGCAGTTTGGCACGACAGTAGGCGTAGGCGCAGCAACACCAAGCGCATCAGGCGCAGGCATTACGTTTCCAGCAACGCAGTCTGCATCGACTAATGTTAATACGTTAGATGATTATGAGGAAGGCACGTTTACGCCTACCATTATTGGAACTACATCGGCTGGCACTGGAACTTATTCAGCTAACTCTCAAATAGGTAGGTATACAAAAATAGGCAACCGTGTGTATTTTACTATATATCTTGTTTGGACTGCTCATACAGGCACAGGAAATATGAGTGTTGCAGGGCTTCCATTTACCAGTATTGCAACTGCTGGCACGTTTAATGCTCTTTCTACATGGAACCAAAACATTACAATGACAGCATTAAACTTATTAACAGCGTACGTTAACGTAAACGCAACTACTATTGCCTTAGCTCAAACCCCTGTTGGGGGTGGT